TGGGCGACAGACCTATCAACCTCAACAGTCCAGAACAGTTGGGCTGGGTTGTCTATGGGCGTAAGCCCGACGATAAGAAACAGTGGGCCACACTCTTTGATGGTCGTATGGCAAATGCTTCCTTCACATCTACAGTTACTAAGCACTCAACCAAACTGTACAGACAGAAGGCAAAGCAATGCAAGACCTGCTATGGCAGTGGGCAAATCAGGAAGGTAAAGAAAGATGGAAATCCTTTTGCACGACCCAGCAGGTGTGCAGGGTGTGATGGTTGTGGCTATACTTTTATGGATACTGACCGTGTAGCTGGTCTAGGGTTCAAGCCACCTAATGCCAGCTATGTAAGTGCCAATGGTTTCAGCACAGGCAAGGACAGTCTCACTCACCTTGAGGGTATTGCCAGAGCTAAGGGTATGCCAGAGGCAGAGAAGTTCTTACAGAATATGAAGCGGCTCAATGCAGTTGAGGTCTATATCAACAGCTTCATTGGTGGCATATCTACACACACTAAGGCAGACGGTAAGCTGCATGTACGTCTACTACAGCACAGGACAGGCACAGGCAGACTATCTGGTGCTGACCCTAACATGCAGAACATGCCACGTGGTGGTACGTTTCCTGTAAAGCGTGTGTTCATATCTAGGTGGGATGGTGGACAGATCATGGAAGCTGACTTTGCACAGCTAGAGTTTCGTGTTGCTGCGTATCTATCACAGGACAAGGTTGCTATTGATGAGGTCATCACTGGCTTTGATGTCCACTCGTTTACTGCAAAGACTATCACAGATGCAGGTCAACCCACAGCCAGACAAGCAGCCAAGGAACACACCTTCGCACCCCTGTTTGGGGCCACAGGATATGGTCGCACACCACCAGAGGCAGCGTACTATGCTAAGTTCATGGAGAAGTACAAAGGTATTGCTGCATGGCACAAGAGACTAGCTGACGAGGTGATGTCTACTGGTTGTATTACTACACCATCAGGCAGATCATTTGCATTCCCCAATGCAGTACGTAACAAGCATGGGGGTGTGTCATACTTCACGCTAATAAAAAACTATCCAGTGCAATCATTTGCAACGGCAGACATCGTACCTATATGTCTCATATACATTGACAAGATGTTGGAGGCAAACAAGATGCAGAGTTGTATTGTCAACAGCGTACACGACAGTGTGGTGCTAGACATACATCCTAATGAGACAGCCAAGGTACTAAAGATCATAGACAGAACTAATGACAAGCTACTATCTATCGTCAATAAGAAATGGAATATAGACTTCAACATTCCTTTACTATTAGAAGCAAAGATAGGCCCGAATTGGCTTGACACCAAAGATGTAGCATGATATAACTACAAAATTCGATCAGTGTTAAGGAGAAAATACACATGACAGAACTAGCAACAATAGACACAACCAACTACGCAGCTATGGCTAAGGCTATGGGCATGGGACAATCTGCCACAGAGAAAAAGACTAGCGCACTAGCACGTCTTCGTATCAATCACACACCAGTGATGGGACAGGCAGAGGTGAAGGGCAAGCAAGTAAACGTTGAGGTAGTTGAGGGCGGCACATATAAGTTGGAGATACCTGATGGACCTACATACTATGCAGAAGAGGTTTCAATTAGGCCGTTTATGCAGCGTTTCATGTACAAGAAATTCGTCATGGGCAATGACAATACGCCTAACCGTTATGTCAAGACTGTTATGGGAGATAACCTTAATGCAGACATGAAGGACAATGACGGTGGCTTCAACTGCGGTAAACCTTCTGGTTGGATTGAGGACTTCAACAGTCTGCCAGATACTATGAAAGATTTGATCCGATCCATCAAGCGTGTTCGTGTTCTCTTTGGCACAGTTGATATGGTCAATGCTACTGACGCATCAGGCAATCCTATGGAAGCACCCACTACGCCATTCATCTATGAGATTGAGAACCGTGATGCCTTCAAGACTGTCGGTAATATCTTCAACAAGCTAGGTAAGATGCAACGTCTACCACCACAGCACTACGTGAAGTTCAAGACAGAGAAACGTGAACTGCCTAACGGTAGCTGCTTCTATCTGCCTGATCCTGCACTTGACTTGATGTCTACCTTGGACATGGACAGTGATACTCAGGGTACGTTTGCTGACTTCGTAGCATGGGTTGCAAACTACAACCAGTATATCCTTGGTGAGTGGGGTGACAAGATGCAGCATGACAACGATGAAATCCCTGATGCCATTGTAGAAGACTTGGTGGACATTGATGCGGAGGACTTTGTGTAATGGACATGCCACCATCAGGCATTGTCTATGACATGTCAAATGCGGAGTACCACAAACAGATAGGGTACTCTTCGTCTGCCATTAAAACGGTGTGTAAGCAATCGCTTGCACACTACATGGCACAGAAACCTTTGGGTGATAGCCCAGCATTTGCATTAGGAAGTGCAGTACATGCCACACTACTTGAGCCAGATCGTGACCTAGTATTCAAAGGCCCAAAGACTAGGGTATCTAAGATGTTCAAGGAAATGTATGCCAACAAGAAAGAAGATGAGGTAGTTCTCACTGAGGTTGAGTACCATGTCCATAATAAAATGTGTCACTCAGCACTTGACAACCCTATATGTAATGAGCTACTAACACATGAAGGAAGGATCACAGAAAGCAGTGTCTTTGTAAATGATCCTTACAGTGGACTAAACCTAAAGACACGACCCGATTTATACATACCAGAGACAGGGCAGATATTTGACATCAAGACTACTATCGACGCTTCGCCAAAGGGTTTTGCAGAACAGGTGGGTAAGTACGCTTATCATATACAAGCTGCTTTCTATTTGTATACTTGTAAACTGGCTGGCCTAGAAGCAAAAGAGTTTGCCTTTATTGCAGTGGAGAAAACATCACCATACATTGCACATATGCATAAGGTATCGCCAGAGTTGATGATGAAGTCCCTAGAGAAAGTAAAAGAAACACTGATTACTATTGCGGAAGCAAACTTAACAGGTGAATATGCTACGGGTTGGGGCGACTATTCAACCTTGAAGGTCGGAGACTTCTAATACAATGAATGGCAGGAGCTATCGTGCAGCTAGAAAACAAGGGTATCGTAGTGGGCTTGAGGTTAAACTCGCAGAGTATCTAAAAGAGCAAGGCGTACTTGCCACATATGAGTCAATGAAAATTGAATGGGAGGACTTAGCATACCGCACCTACACACCAGACTTTGTACTACCTAACGGTATCATCATAGAGTCTAAGGGTTTGTTTACATCAGAGGACAGACGTAAGCATCAGCTTATAAAAAAACAACATCCCTCCCTTGACATTCGCTTTGTCTTCAGTAATAGTAGGAGCAAGTTAAGGAAAGGTTCAAAGAGTACCTATGCATCATGGTGTGATACAAAAGGTTTCTTGTACTACGATAGGATCGTTCCTCTACCGTGGCTTAAAGAAAAGGGCAAGGCTATAGGACTAAAGTTAATCAGTTTCCCTTATGACAAGATAGTGAGAAAGTAAATGAAAGTATCTGATATTTTATCTGACCTAAAAGAAGAAGACTTTGTGATTCGTATCACGCCGTTTCACGAAGACGGTAACTGGGATGGTGATGTGACAGTGGGGCTGGTATCATCATCAGATAATCCTTTAAACGATGAGGACTTTGCATATCTTTCCCACTTGTGCAGCATGTTATGTTCTGTTATACCTGTCATTGAGGAAGATGAATACGTTAGAGATGCACTGCACCACTACGTACTACACAGACTTGATGATGAATTGCCTGAGAAAGAAGATGATGAACCTAAGTATACTTCCAATGGTAATGTCCTAACACTAACAACTAAGACAAGAGGTAATGCATGATGACTAAATGGGTACTAGAACAAACTGTTGATAAAGATGTAGTCAATAACCCCCCACAGTATAATACGGGGGGTATTGAATGCATTGATGCAATGAGGGCTATGTCAGAGGGATCATATGTAGAGCCACATCATGCGTACTGCTGGCAGAATGCCTTCAAGTATATCTGGCGTTGGCCTTACAAGAATGGCGTAGAAGACTTGAAGAAAGCCCGTTGGTACATTGACCGACTAATCATAGAGCTTGAGCAAGATGATTGCTAGAGTTCTTATGTCCCTAGAAATAGATGAAGATGACTATCCTGTACCAGTGGATGGTAGTTTAGAAGAAGAGATTAATGAAGCCTTGTATGCATACATATATGACATAGATGGTATTACGATAAGCAAAATGAGGATCACAACAGATGAATAGTAACTACCTACCAACAGACTACCAGACATTCATTGCTACCAGCCGCTATGCACGGTGGCTAGACAGTGAAGGAAGGCGTGAGACATGGGGTGAGACAGTTGAACGATACCTAGATAATATTATCAAGCCTGTATTAGAAGATGATAATAGCAACGGACATAATGCTGAAGTTGACTTGATCCGTCATCACCTGTTGAGCCTACAAGTAATGCCATCCATGAGATCAATGATGACAGCAGGTAAGGCAGCAGAACGTGACAATACTTGTATGTATAACTGTAGTTATCTACCCGTAGATGACCCTAAGTCCTTCGATGAGGCTATGTTCATCTTGCTCTGTGGTACGGGGGTTGGTTTCAGTGTTGAGCGTCAGTTCATCAGTAAGCTCCCTGATATACCTACCCTTTTCGATAGCGATACTACAGTTGTCATCAAGGATAGTAAAGAAGGTTGGGCTAAAGGTCTGCGTCAAGTGTTGGCTCTCCTATGGGCTGGCGAAATCCCTAAGTGGGATGTTAGTAAGGTACGTGCTGCTGGTAAAAGACTCAAGACCTTTGGTGGTAGAGCTAGTGGCCCAGCACCACTGATCGACTTGTTTAATTTTACTGTCACTACATTCAAGGGCGCATCAGGACGTAAGCTGTCCAGCATTGAATGCCATGACTTGATGTGTAAGATTGGTGAGGTAGTAGTGGTAGGTGGTGTACGCCGTAGTGCTATGATTTCATTGAGTAATCTTAGTGATGATCGTATGCGTCATGCTAAGTCAGGTAACTGGTGGGACAATGCAGCCCATCGTGCGTTGGCTAATAACTCTGTATCATATTCAGAGAAGCCTGACAGCATTGCATTCATGCGTGAGTGGACAGCACTGATGGAAAGTGGGAGCGGGGAACGTGGTATATTTAATAGAGAAGCTTCGATTAAGCAAGCAGCAAAGAATGGAAGACGAGAGACTTGCTACGAGTTCGGAACAAACCCCTGTTCGGAAATCATCTTACGGCCTAACCAATTCTGTAATCTATCTGAGGTTGTCATCCGTGCTACAGATGGTCTGGAAGACATTGCACGTAAAGTCCGCATCGCTACTATCTTGGGTACAATCCAAAGCACCTACACCCACTTCCCCTATCTGCGTAAAGTGTGGAACACGAACACAGCCGCAGAGCGATTGCTTGGTGTGTCTCTCACGGGGATAATGGACAACCCACTAATGACAATGGCTAATAATGGACTATCTGATACATTGGAGTACTTAAAAGATGTTGCTGTTTCTACTAATGCTGAGTGGGCTGATCGCCTTGGTATACCTGTCGCAAC